GTAGCACCACCCCAGCCAGTTTTTACGGTCGGTCGGCATCTTGAAACATTCTCCAATTGGCGGCATTTTCTGCGCGTGAAATTACTCGGGGTTACCCGACTTTTAATCCTGCAAAGACACAAAGCCCCCCCGGCCTATTCATCAAACCGCATATTCACGGCTTCAATGCGTGCCTGCAAGTCGGCAATGTCGCCTATTGCGTCAATCATCAATTGCTTTAACTGTGCGTTCTCTTGCACCAGGTGTGCCAAGGCTTGCATGATGCTGGCGTATTGTTCAGCGGTCATCATGAAAAGTAGCTCTCTATTTCAGGGTCACAATCCCACGGTCGCGGACCCATTTGAAGTGCTTTTTTCAGGCCGGCGCTTTCTGCCCTTGTCGTGGCGCTCTTGCACAGTCGCAACTTGCCAGATAGCGCGGCCATGCTTGCGGACAACGTAACGCTCATTTTCAGCGCAGGGTTCGGCGTGCCATCGTGCAGCAGAACCCCGTCACGCTCCACCAGGGCATCACATAGGCGCTTTTGACTGTCAGCCCTGCATAATGCCTCTAGCAGCGTCAAATCAGCGCCAGCGAAGTAATTCGCATCAACCCCGGCGCAAATTGAAACCCACAATTCAGCAGCTCCAATCGGAAGGCCAGCAGGCGGCGGCGGGCGCTTTGCAGTGAATAGCAGCGGTTTAGGTGCTGACAGTGCAGCAGCAGATTTTCTAGCCATGATGTGATTCCTAAAAATACAGGGTTAAGCAAGCGAGGAGGCCTAATCGGTTAGGGACTCGCACCGGCCAAAGGCATCAACGGCCCCGGCCTTGGTGTCCGTTTTTCGCAGTTAGCGTTTGCGTGATGCGGTCCTGTCGGTGCTGCGTCATCAGGCCGTGGTGATGTTTTGGATCCGCTGACTCAATGCACGATGCCGATCATTCGGGCTGTCAAGGCCAGCACTTGATCGACCGTAGCGCCTTGGTCGATCTGTACGCGTGCCAGGGATGTCATGCGACCATGCTGCATCAGCTCGTACTGCTGCCCTGCCTGATGCGCCAGGCGATTGATGCGCTGCCTCAGCGCGCTCGGCAATGGCTTCGCCTCGCGCACGCTGGTGGCGCGTGCCTGAATGTCTTTGGTTTCGTAGTCGGATGTCAACATTGGGATTTTTCCGGAAATGTTAATGATTAAGGCTTACCCGCCGGTTTTACGGCTCGTTGCTGGTGGGATACTCACGCCCCCGGCTGGCTTTGCAAGTGAATAGTCCGGCTTCGCAAGTGCAAATAGTTTCTTCTTTGCTTTATCTTGCTGCTGCTTATAAAACTTATCTTCTGATGTGTTTCTATATTTTTCGCGTGTGGACATAATAATTATCCTTCAAAAAAAATGCCAGCGCATGATTTGAAAGATATCATCGCTGGCTGCTGGATGTTATTAAACGACACTATCCGGCTTGTCGTAATGCTTGCACCGATACCCGAAGATCAAAAGTATCGGCGCGCTGCAATTAGGATACTGCGAACTTGAGAAACTTCACGGCACGGGTATCACGACCAGCACCGCCACCTAAACGCTTTGCAGAATAGAAACTCACCAGCGGCTTGTTGCTATACGGGTCACGCAAAAGGCGGGTGCTGCGATCAGTGATAACGTAAGCACGCTCGAAATTGCCGAAGGCAACAGACAACGAATTGGCTGCAATGCCAGGCGCATTCTCATCCTCAAAAACCGGATACCCGCAGAATGTAGATGGTTGTCCAGCAGTCAAGCCAGGTGCCCAAAGATATTGGCCTTGCCCATCCTTGAACTTGCGGATAGTCTCCAGCACTTCACCAGACATAAGCCAGCTTGCACCTTGCCGGTAGGCAGGTTTCACGGCATGAATCAGGCTGATAAAGCAGTCAGCCGGGTTAGCTGCAAAGCCACCAGCGGCACCAGTCGGCACATACTGAAAAGCATCATGAGCTCGCGTCGCGTCAGCAGTTGCAACTGTCGAATAGGTGAATAAACCTTTAGGTTTGCCCACACCATCACCAGTCATAAATGCAGCGCCCTCGGCATCGCCAAACGATTCGACCAGCTCTTGAATTAACCAAGCCTCCAGGCCGAATGCATTGTCATCAAGCAAGTTTTGAGATATTGCAGGATTGGCAAATACTTCGTTTGTCGGGATAGTTACTTGCTTCAGATTTGGTGCAGCGGTTTCGGTGCGTGCGCCAGTCTCGCTAGTCCACTGGTACGCGGCCCGGCCTGTTGCAGCCACCATCTTGTACTCAGCACCTCCAACAGGCACCACTCGCGCCAGTTGACGCATGGCCGAACGCTCGCGCAAATACTTACTCAAGGTGGTTTCAAGCTGGCTTGGGACCAGGTAGCCCCCGGCAGTATCGTCGCCAGCAAGCATAGCCTTTTGTTCAGGCTCACGGCCAGTGCGCATATAACCCAAAAATGATTTGACTTCATTTTCAGATTGATAGCTTTTGTTACCGAATATTGGGCCTAATTGCTGCCGACCGACAGTAGTTTCAAGTTGATCGATGGTTTCCTTCAACTCATAAAACTTGTCTTCCTGCTTTTTCTTCCATGCGGCCATTTCGCGGCCTTGTGTCTCGATTGTCGAGATAATAGTTTCAGCGTCCATGTGGACTCCTTAAATGTGAATTAAGCGAATATGCTGCGATTTTTCAGCGCTGCGAATATCGCTTTGAGTTTGTTGTCCGATTCATTATCAGTATCCCGCTGGCTTTGATTCAGGCTTTTGATGCGGCCAATAAAGGCCACAGCTTCGGCGCGAGAAAATCCTGACTCCCTCAGAATGTCCTCGCATTGCCTAATACTTGAAATTGATTTGACGGATTGCACGCGTGCTTCAGAATTTGCCGGGAATGTGACCAGGCTAACCTCGTGTAAATCGACTTCATTGATTATTCGATTGCCGGTTGCCTTGTCCCGGCTTTCTGCTTTGGTGCGAAACCCGATACTGAGTCCCGACACTGCGCCCATGGAAAGAAACTCGAACGCTTCAGCACCTCGGGCAGTTTTCATTGCAAGCTGGCCGGATACATGCAGGCCGGTAGCGTCTTCATGCATATCGGTATAGATACCGCAAGGGTCATCGGCTCTATGTTGCCACAGTAGTGCAGGCATGGTGCCCTTTTGCCGGTGGTTTTGCAGTGTCGTTTTGAAGCTGCCAGGCGCGACTATTTCATTGTGGCCATCGATAACGTTAAAACACGACCCGTAGCCTTCAAACTGCCCGCTGGCTTTGATCGCCTTAACCTCAAACTGAAAATCATGAAAACTGTTCATATCGCGCCTTTAATCTTGCGTGCGCTCGCGTAAACCCGCATTTTACACATGTTTGTACGTTTGTTAAAACATGCATGTTTTTACTATCGTTAGAACGTGGTTTTCAGTAACGTTTTTGATAAAAGCTCACGGCATCATCAAGGTTTGAAAAATGCCGAATCGCTCCAGGAAGGCGAACGATGTATCCGCGTTGCCACTGGCGAACCCCGGCGCGGTGCTCAATCGGCACGGCTGGCAGTGCAGGTGCTGCTGATTGTTTTTGTGTCATTCAATCTGCCCTTGGTAATTCGCCCACAAGGTCCGGCCTTGCTGGCACTTGTCGCCCCGGCCCTGACCGGCACCAATGCACTGCGCACAGTTGACGTGATGCGAGTAGTACGCCTTGGAGTGGATTCGCCATGGCGCATTGACGTTGAACCAGTTGTCCGGCTTGGGCTTTGTCGGTGGTGTTGTCGGTGTGGTGTCGGCTTTTTGTGGGTCTGGCTGCCGTGCTGGCAGTTTGAATTTATCAAGCAGGCCATCCGTCATGCGCTGCGCTGCACGCTCAAGGATTTGACGGTCAAGCTCAAGGCTTGCTGCCAGCAGCTCCGGTGCCAGCCCTTCCGGGCGCTTGGTTGTGTTGCCCGGTGACCAATCATCTACCGCCCAAACAGCCGGCACGGTTTTGGTGTCGGTCGCCTTTTCGGCTTGATCTAAAAAATCGCGTTTTTCACGAATGGCCCCATAAGGCACTGCCAAAACTGCCGAAACTACCCTTTTGGCAGTTTCGGCAGTGCCTACACCCCCCGTTTGTGAAAAATGCGTTTTTGCCCGTTGCGTCCAGGTTGTCATTTTTTCGCTCCACAAAAAGCCGGGTTGATCTCATAAATCGTGGTCGGTCGCCCCCCGTTGTCGGTGTCGATGCCCCGGATGATGTGGTGCGATTCAAGTATGAGCAATGCCGATTCAACCTGCATGTTGTCGGTCGCCCCGCTCCATTGTTTGCGCCTCACGTCACGAACGGTAAAGCCAGCTTGCAGTTTGCCTTCAACAATCCGGCGCGCCAGCATCCTTGCTGTAACGACCTTTGCGCCCTCCACCATGCCGTAAATTCGCCGGGCGTGGCCTGCCAGATACTCACACCAGGCGGCTGCCCTTAATGCGCTTTCAGCTTTGACGGGACCAATGTTTCCCTCAGCCAGGTGCAGCACCAGCGCGAGACTGCAAAACAACTTTTCAAACTTTCCAAAATGCTGTTTCATCATGGGGTCGGTTTCGGCTGCAATGTGAACCAGATTCAACTCGGTACACCATTGAATGAATATCTCTTGCGCCTCGTCATCAAACTGAAAATGGGGCAATTTGACAAAATCATCAGCCGGTGTCGCTCCGTCCTGTACCGGGTCAAATACTGCGAGCCGGTCAAAGGTATCCCGTACCGCCTCCCGTGCGCCCTTGACCGGGTATCTGTCCTTCCATACCCACGGCACGGGGTCGGGATAGACCATGACTTGAAAACGCTGCACACGGCCATCGTTGTCAAGGCTTGATGCGATGCCAGCCAGGTAACTCTCGATCTTGTCGGGTTGAATGCCACCAAAGATTGACAAGCAAAGGTTTTGAACAAACAACTCCCCCCGCGTGATGCGGTCAATGTTGAATGTGCCTGTACCGTTCCAAGCCTCAAGATAAAAGGCCCGGTCGCCCTCGTGGCCTTCACGCTCCCAGCTCGCAAGCAATCCGGTCAACTCATCCCGAAAAATCAAAACCCCTTGCGGGTTTCTTGAAAGGATGTCGCCCAGCTTTTCAATGCTGGCATCGTTTGACTTGTATCGGCGTGATATGGGTTCTTCCGGTGCCGTAATGGCCTGCATATCCGCCACGGCTGCGGCCATCTTGTCGGCATCAGGCTTGCCTATAGCGGCTTTTTTCATGGCTGCCTTGACTGCCCCTTGATGCGCCTCGAACGCTGCTTTTTCAGCCTCAAAGACAACTTGAGCATCCTTGAGTTTTTCGGCTTCGCGTGCCTCCAGTCTGTCGATAAACCGGGTCACTGTGCCGATTGCAGGTGATTTTTTGGATGATGGATCACCCACGATGCCACCCCAAAGATTCGGCACCACAACCCAATCATCCCGGCGCTTGGGCTTCAATCCACACTTGGCACCAATGACACTGCCCAAACAAACGACCATCGCTGCTGCGATGTAATCCGGGCTGCACGGCATCCGGTCGGCTTCGTCCAGGACAAAATCAGCCAGCGCCTGGGGCAGTAGCACACTGGCATCAAATGCCGGTGCAGGTGGCAGGTTGCTAACTATTTCTGTCGGCTTTTGCCACACATACCCAGCAGGCTTTCCCTTGGTGGTGCCTGCTTTATGTGCATCATCATCCGGCGGCACGCCCCCCTTGTATCCGTCCTCGGTGAAGTGCTTTTTTTGCGGAACCAGATCGGGAGCTGCCGGGCGGTCTAATGGAAATCCATCAGCGTCATAAGTGCCGGTAGGTTCCCATGCATCCAGCTTTTTGCCTAATGCGTCATATTGTTCTATTGTCAAGTCGCTCATAGTTGATACTCCCTCTCAATTTTTTGGATCCGTTCACGGGCTAACTGCGCCCTGTAAAAGTCATGTTTTGTCGGTACGCGCTGATGAAAATTTATGTCAGCTTCGCAGATAGCTAAGAGCATTCTTTCAAAGCGTAGAACCTCCATAGCTTCGCTTCTCGCCATAGGCTTTGGGGTAGTGGCTACGCGTGGTTTATCGTCGTCTTGCCATGCGTTTAATGCCTTTGCAGCGGATACAAAATCAGCACCAGTTAGCTGCATTTCATACGCGAGAATGTCAGCTCCTTTCGCATCGCAAGTGAAGCAATGCCAGGTGCCTGAATCACGTTGCACAGACAAGTTAAGCCCGGTGCCGCCATGCAGCTCACAGACTGTGCGAAGCTGCTTTCCACGGCCAATTACTTTTTGGCCCCGGCTCTCAAAATAGTCGATTGCGCTTGGCAGGTTTTCACGAATGAAGCTCATAGCCTTGCCCCCATCTGGCGCAAGATGCGCACGACTTCAGTGATGGTTTCGCAGTGCCTCATTTGTCCCCAGCGGCTCAATGCGTATCCGCTCGGGGTCTTGGTCAAGGTGTGGCGTATCTTGCTGGCCTGGGCTTGCAGCAAGGCGAATGCAGCGCGGTCTGTACCGTCATCAAGGGCGGCGCTCACGGCTGCACCCCGATCCGTGCTGGTACGCCACCTCGTTTTTGTTCGCGTTGCTTGCGGCGCTCATCCCGGCGCGGCGGCTTGTTGCGAGTGGCGGCGGTCATTGGGCGGCTCCAATCTTTTCGATAAAAGCCATCACCTCGTTGTCGGCTTCCAAGACACTTAGAAACTGTTCGGCTTCGTGTAATGCCAGCGGCTTTGTGCAGGCTTCGCTATCAAAAAACTGAAATATCGGTGTCGCTGGTTTGCTGATTGAAAAGTTCACCTGCAATGCTTTTGCACGGGCGAAAATGTCAGCTATGCGGCTGTCGGTAGAGCTATTCATACGCCCTCCAGTGCGAACGGATTTGACGCATAACCAGCGCTGGCGAATCGCTGTAGTTCAACTTTTTGAAGTCGAGAAAACTTCATAGCCAGGTTCAATCCGATAAACTTTTCTCCGACTGGCCTGTTTGAAGTTTCAGATCTTCCGCCACTGTTTTTGTCGTTTTTTCCAGTCACAAAAAACGAATGAAAATGTCCCGGTGTGGTGCTTGGGATCAGCATCATGGTGTCGATCCAATCGCCGAACTCGCGCTCAATCCAAATGCCTTCGTCATCCTTGAGATTCAAAAACTCTTGCGTGTACGGCACCAGCTTTGTGTAGTTGGTCAAAACGGACGCTGTGTCCGTTTTGGGCGCTTCGATAGCCAGTGGCAACTTGTCAACTTTGATAGCCCGAATCGGTAGCGGCTTTCCAAGTGCAGCGGCCATGTATCGCCGGGCGGTGCGGTCTGTCACGTCCAGGTTGTTTGCCAGCCATATCCCAAAGTCGCCATGAGGTAACGACTCCTTGACCGATAGCAGGCGCTTGCCTGCCTCTGTCGCGTGGTGAACGGCTTGTCCTGCCAATGTGCAGGCTAGTTTGTGGTGCTGGTTGATCTCGCTTGCGAGCGTGGTCAGCGTAGGCGCGGTGGCCTTGGTGCTGCTAACAGGCGCGACTACTCCCGGCTCTTGGCCGTGTGTGATTGCGGCGGCCATGATTACAGGCTCGCAACGAACGTCTTCAGATCATCCAAACGCCAGACTGGCCGGTTTGGCGTGATGCGGATCGGCGGCGGGATGATCCCGGCCTTGACTTGCAGTTGAAAGTTTGAGCGGCTCATGCGCAGGAAAGCGCAGGCTTCAGCTCCAGGAAGAAGTGATTTTTCGCCCGTGGTTGGGCTTGTGGTGGGTTGCATGATAGATACCAGTTTTAATCACGCACTAAAAAAGTGCGTAACCAGACTTTGATAAACTACCCTTGAGACTAACGAGGATAGTGAGATAGAGATTCCCCCGAATCGCAAAAATAGGCTGCTGTGGAAGGTGGCCATTTTTGTTTCTGCGAGGTGCAATGAACTTAAACAATCAACTGTAATCGGCTGATTGCCAGAATTTTAAGTTATCAAACACCATTGTCCACGGGGCGGTGCGTCCGTTGCGTGGTGCTGGCGATGATGCACTTACGGTAAATAGTCATAAAAATCAACGGTTTACCTTATGCCAGAATGCACAAAACCCAATGAAATAAGGCTCTAGCCCTTATATCCATTGGGTTTCTAGCTATTGTTTGTGTAGCTTTATGCGTTTTCAGTGAGTAATTTCCCTTCCTTGTGGTGCTCGTAAACGTCCTGCACCAGGGCATCAAAGGCTTGGAGCTTCGCACTGGCGCAACCAGCCAAGACTCCGATACGCTCTACCATGCATCCAGTGACATCGCTATCATGATCCGACGACCATTCACAGGTCAAATCAATGATCATGCCGTTGATGACCTTTACTGTGTACTGAAGGCTCTCAATCTCGCTTGCCAATTCAAAAAGCGAGCGTGTGCCAGTTGCGGGTAGATTCGGGGTAGCCATTTT